AATGTAAAAACAAGTGTACTGTTTCAGATTTATCATACCATTCCCACTCAAGAAATTTACGATGTAACTTTACCCACCCTTCCATAATTTAGAATAATTTTTGTTGTAATAGATCTTTAGCATATACAAAGCAAGAGTTTTCTTCTTTATAGCTTTGTCTAGCTAAATTAAGTATTTCCTCTTTACTATATAAACTTTCAATATAAGCATACTTATCGTGTATTTGAATAAAAACATACACATCAGCTTTTAAATGCTCGTTAAGATCATCTAAATAGCAATTAAACGAATAGCTACGCGCTCTTGTTGCTTTAACTTGATAAGTGTATCCTTTTTCATCTGCAAAATCAATACCCTCATAATCTCTGTCAGCACATTGTTTAAATATTTTTTCAGTTTCATAGTTTTTATTAAACCAAATGTTAAATATTTTTTCACCTAATATACCAGTGTTTTGAATTCTCCAGTCATCATGCATTTTTATTTTTGCTTTATATGTCCTCATTTTTCTTCTTTTACAAATGTTCCGTTAATCATTTTACCTTTTCTTTTTGCTATAACGTTATAAGCTACATTAATACATTCCTCTATTGTTACGCCTCTTAAGTGCGCTACGCTTGTTAATACAACAACACAATCACCTATAGCATCTATTACTTCATCTTGATCATCATTTAAAACAGCTTTTGCTAATTCACCTGATTCTTCTACTAATTTTAAAGTTTGTGTTTTAGGATCACCTTTTTTGTAGATACCTTTTTCTTTTGCCCAGTCTCTTATAGACTCAAATTCATTTGTTAGTTTCATTGTTTTTTATTTAAAAAGTTAAAATATAAATGCATATTATTAGTAAAATGGTAATACCATCCTACATTTATGTTTAGTTTATCAGCTATCATTTTTTGTAATTTACTAAAACAATATTGATCATTAGCAAAGCCATACCATAAATCATTAGATCTCATAAGTACACTCATACATAGTTCATTTTTAATTATACAAAAATTAATTGCATAAGTACACGGCGTGTCATTTTTAAAGTTGTGTCTTTTTTTTGCGTTGTAAATAGAAATACTAGCTCTACGTGATTCGTTATTATTTTTTAACTCATTCACAACGTATTCTATCTGATCACCTTCATTCCAGTGAGCTCCATAATTACTATTTACATTACCAAATTCATCCATACATTTATACCATATTTTTGCTTTCTCTGCAATTTTCATAGCGTTTGTATTCCCTGATAAATACCATTGCCATTCTTCTTCAGCATAATCTGGTTTAAATTTTCTCCATTTAGTTTTAATTATATTATCTTCAGGTTGTAACATATAAAAGCCTACATTAAATAAGCATTTAGTTTCTCCATGTATTAATCCTTCTTCTGAAATTATTTTATACATATTTTCAAAAGCTTCTTGTGCGTTTTTGTATTTCATAATATATTTTTAAAATCACGTAAATCATTCCAATCTCTATAACTATCAACTTCGCTAGCTTTTATTATAGATTCAGGTGCGTTACCTGCTACATTAAAAAACCAATCTCCTTTATCTCCGTATTTACAAAGATAATCATATCCTTTACTATCGTATGTTTCCTCTGAGTTAAATTCCGTAGGTATAAGATCTGATTTTGCAGTAAATCGTTTGTGATAGCTATAGAACTTTGCTTTTCCTAATTCACCGTTTTGTATGTTTCTTGCTACTGCTATAGCGTGAAATTTAGTATCTGGTAATGCAATCTGCATAGCTCTAGTAAGAACACCTGTAGAAATTACGGACCACATTGTTTTAGGTTTTGGTTTGTCTTTAAAATAATCATAAATACATCTTACAGCATTAGCAATAACATACTCATGATTTAAACCTAATGGAATAAATAATGCTCCTTTTTTTGCTGCGTATTTTCTTGCCATACTATTTGCATTTGGCATAGCTGCTATTCTTAAAAACAAAGGCTTTGCTCCATACTCAATACATAATCTTTGATGGTTACTAGATTTTTTTGAACTAGGCATAATTAATGTTAATTTTTTTCCATAGATTTTACACAAATAACTCAGACTTATACCTGCAAAGCCATTTCGTGGCTGTACGTAAACTATTTCATCTTGCTTACATGTAGATATAAGAAACTCACCAAAACGCGCTTTAGCGCCTACCTTATTACTTTCAGATTCGTCTATGATCATAAATCCATTTATTTCTTTCACGTGAAATGGATCAAAACTAGATTTAAAATCTTTCGTTAAATCTAAATAGTATTGTAAATCTTTACTATCTAAGTCTTTATTATAGTTTCCTTTTTGATTATTTAAGAACATTGTTATAGTATTTTATTCCATTATTAAATTTAACATGATCATCACTTTGAAAGTTTTCTATGTAGCGAATAAAGTCACATGCTACATCTTCCATATCGTAAGGTTTACTATGACCGCCTGTGATCTCACATAAATATCTTAAAGCAGCATCTGTTTTCATATCAGGTAAAATCATCTTTAAGCATTTTTTTGCATTAGAACCTACGTAAACATCGCTATTATCATCTACGCTATTAGGAAAATATTCTGCCATATCCATAGCAAAAGCAGTTAAAACAAAATTCTGTCTTTTATATCCTTTATCTATTAGCCATTTATTACCTTCATCTACTACATCTTTTATACCTCTTTTTTGTTGGCCAATATATGTTATTAAGTGATCGGTTAGATTTAATGCTTCTTTTTGTATAAAGTTTCTAAGCCCTCCTTTAATCATAGGCAATAAATAACCTTTAACATCACAGAATTTATTTTCTGGTATCATGTTAATCCAATTTATTGACCAAGTAAATCCTCCTTTTAATTCATCTACTATCCAAAAATTACCAAAACCATGAGTGCCCCAAGGCTCGTCTTCTTTTGCTTTAGGCTTGTAGTTAATTCCTGAACCGCATAATCTAAATAAATAACACATAGTCATAAAATCATTATCACTTAACGCGTGTAATCTTTGAAAGTATTTACCATTTCCTTTAGGATCATTTTCACCTTTTCTCACTGCTTCAGGTAAGCTACTAAATGCTGCAAACCGTCTATTTACAACGTCGTATATAGGAACATGCCATACTAAATCATCATTAATATCTTCCTTTGTCCATTGAATACCTTCATAAGAGTATTCTTGTTTCATTTTTGCTTTTCTATAATAGTCTTTAAATTGTTCTAACATGTTAAAATAGTTTAAGTGTTTCTTGTTTATTTAATTGATCATAAAATTTATAAGAACTAGGCCTTAAATGAACAGACTGTCGTGCTTCCATATTTTTTGTAAAATCATAATCCTTATCGTACCATTCTTCAGGCCATACTAAGCAATCTAAAAAATGCGATTGTAATCTTTCGTTAAAAATCGACACTAATTCTGATCTTAACTCTCTACTTCCGTAAAAAGGTTTTCCATTATATAATCCTGTACCTGGGATTTTTCGATCTTCTACCTCGATAGGCAACAAACAAACTGGCTTTGCTTTAGAATTCCAACACCAATCTATATATTGATCGACTAATTTTTCAGTAGCTATTTTAGGGTTACTTTGTCTACATAAATGAAACCTTATATCTATATTTCCAAAATACGTATAGATTTTATTATAACTATGTATTGGCTTTTTAAAGTACTTCTGGGGATCTTTTAAGAATCCGTATAGTGTTTTACCATCATTTCTATTTATACTAAATTCCGGCCTATATACGGATATAGAATGACTATCTCCTACTAAAATATTACTAAACTGAACATCAGTATTAAATATTTCTGGTATTCTAAACTTACTATCTTTAAAACCTTGTAATTCTTTTCTTTTTTCACACATGTGATTTAAATCAATACGCTCATTTATAGAAAACAATTCACCTTTAAAATCTAAGATCTTAAATAATTTTGTTTTTGTAGTTTCTTGAACTCCTCCAAAAAAATTATATACTCCTTCTTTATAGTTGACACCTTCATTTATTACTATTATATCATAAGTATCAAAATCACTTTTATCGTTTATAATCTCTACTTTATTTTCAAAAGTACGTTCTAAAATATTCTTACATACCAGTGTCCATCCTCCATTATGTGAATTAATACTTTTTACGCAGTTTCCTATTATTCCTAACATTCCTATTTTCATAACTATTTTTTTTGATTGTTTTCATGATCATTTAAAGTAGCTAAATAAG